GCATCAAGAACGGTAACCGCAGAACCCAGGGTTACTGTTCCGGTGGTATTGTGAATAGTGTAGCCGGCAGTAGGGTCACCGGCAGCGAGTATGGTGCTTGTCTCTCCGCTGATAAGTGTTACAGATGCGACAGAGGTCACGGGGTAATGTTCCAGGTTAACAACTTTCTGGGAAGCTACCAGTGAAAATTCCTCAGTAACCGTATAGTTGCTGAGAACTATGGAGGCATACTCCACATAAATCTTCACTGATTCCGGATACCAGGTGGTGTCTTCTTTCTCCAAGAAGTTGGCACCGTTCTTAGCTGTTCCGTTTATATCGTCACCTGTTATCAGAGTTATTCCGAGTTTCCCTTCTGTCAGATCTTCTGTACTAAGAGCCGCAGTTGACAGTTCATAATAGGGTACTCCGCCATCCAGCAGTCTCTGACTTGGTTCCGGCTCACCATAGGATTTGAACCACTCACGGGTCAGATGTTTTACATTCAGAGACGCCCCGGCAGTGGTTACATAAACCTTCACCGTTGAACTTACGGGAAGGTGCGAGTTTTTGAAATGTGGTAGTTCCAAGACTTGCTCGGAATCGTAGTCCGCAGACTCTATCACGCCTGCATATGCATCTGTTCCCTCAACTACGTTCGTTGCCACCCCGATAATTCCCGGTACGAAGTCCTGGAAGGAAGGTACTGCCCTTACGGTTGGGATCAATACCTGTTCGACATAGGTGCCTGGTCTTGTGTATGCCATTTAATCTACTCTCCTTTCACAGGATTACTGAGAACTACTTATATTTATTGGTATAGTTGTCGGAGCTCTAAACAGGACTCTCGTTTTGTTTATCAGCATCTTGTTCAGGGCTATCCTTTCTGCAGCTATGTGATCCGTTACTCTTAAAACCAGCTGGCGGCCGGCGTATTTTGTTTCCGCCCCGCCGACTATCTCTATCTTTGAGCTCCCCATCGGGGTTACGTCCGCTATTCCCTGCTCCTTAGTGAACGCCTCTTTCTTAACCAAAAACAGTGTGGTCAGCCATGCTACAAGCCTGGAAGCCTCTTTAGCCTTCGGAGCCTTAACCGCTACCACATAGTCTTCAGACAGCAGGTATGGACCTATCAGACCCTCGTTCATGAACAGTGTATATTCTTCGGTTTTGTCACTCATCCCGCCTGGTTTTAAAGAGAACCCTTCAGCTGAAATCGTTATGACCACTTCTGGCAGCTCTCTTATGGAAGCCACCGCATCATCGGCGTCAAGAACGGCTATCTGAGACTTAGACATATCTTCCCAATTAGTGTTGTAGGCGGTGAAAGTGTCTATGCTGACCTTTATGAACTGAATCAGCACCTGCAACACCCTGTCTTCAAAAGATTCATAAATCTGATATTCCATTACCACATCATCCTCGACGTCTGTTTTAGGTTCTCCGGAACGGTAAACTTCAGGTCTGAGATCGGGTACAAATAGGCTTCATCTGTCGCTGTCAATTCATCTACCCCGGCTAGCTGAAACAGGGGTATTCTGTGCCTGTAATCAATCGTATTTACCTGCATTACCCGCAGCCGCTTTCCCCTCAGCAGGTCTACCAAAATGTCGCCTTCCTGCAGATACGGGTAGCCGGCAAGCTGCACGGTATACTGATTATCGAACACCGGTACTGGATATCTGGCGAACAGCTTGCCTATCGTCATATTATCCATAAAACGCATAACGGTGTATACAGGGGGCCAGAACCCATCTTTCCATCCTGTGCCGTAACAACTGCATGGCTGCCCGTTGGCTGCCCCCATTCTCGCCGACTGCATAAAATTCCAACATTCCGGGCATCTCTCGGTGTCTCTCCTGACCAGGAGAATCGCCGCCTGAACTCCATCAACCAGTTGCAGAGCCTTTTTAAACTCGTCTACCAGTGTAAAAAACACTTTATCTACAGGACCTGCAACCGTAGCTTTCGGGCTTTTTGAAAGGTTCCCATAATTTACGGAACCCTCTGCCTCTAACCAGTAGTGGGGGTATACGGATATATTTCGAATGTTCAGTTCTTCGTCTATGAAAAGAACACCCTGTGTGGCATCTTCCAGGACAGTTACAGCTGACGAGTCAGAAAAACCCCTAACCAGCTTTACGGAGTGTCCCAGAGCTACCGTGAAACCTCCCCACTGCACCGCTATCTTTCCATTACTTGTGGGAACTGCTCGTATGCTAAAGTTGTCAGAGAATGTCAAATTGAGCTCCTCCCATACTTAATGATAACTCCAGGTTTACGTACATGCAGACATACCCCAGTTTCAGAAGGCTGCGTTACCATAACAGGCTTCCATATTGATTTTTCCCTTTTCCTGATCCCTTCTGATCCTGTATTCCTGGTTGTAGCTGTCGGCCAGAGTCTTGTATATGTTTCCTTTATCCCGTATACCCAGTTGAACACCGGAAGCTGCGTAATTAAGCTGATTCCTGAACTCGGCAATAGCCAGGGTGTCGAAGATTATCGATAGCGTTTTCAGTATTATGGTATCTATGTATGGATGAGTTTCCATGGTAAATTTAGTCTTTATCGGGGGGCAGTCGTTATAATCCCTCAGTGCACGGGTCAGCGCCTTTAGTATGGCGCTGTCATTTACCTGTTCCCCCTCTATAAGAATGTTTTCATCGACAAAATCCATCAGGCGTTCCCTTATTTCCATCACGTAGTCGGAATAGGTGCCCTGGGAAACCAGTTCATTTACCTGCCACTGAATAACCGCCGACTGAGCCATGTGTACCAAAACGGTGCTCATGACTGCGGCAGCGGCAAATGAAACCGCACAGGCAGTTATATCGGCGGTGTCTTGGAGTTCCTGCTTAACCGCCATCCCGATGGTCTTGTCATTTCTGGATGTCACATAATAACCGACAGTTATAGATTCCGTAGCCATAGGAATCCCCCTTATTCTTTATCCGTTTCCGGCTCCTGAATCTCCTGTCCCTCGTCTGGCATGGCAGTCTCTTCTTCGGTTATGGGTTCTTCATTGACAGGTTCTTCTTCCGTCGTCGCAGTTTTCTTCTTTTTGGAGCTTTTACGTTTTTTAGGGGAGACGATCTCTTTAACCTCTGTCCCCGCCATATCCTGGATCACGGCTATCTTCACGTCGTCTTCCCTGATCTCCGGGCTTTCAACTTTAGATACGACCGCCTCTTTTTTTACATCTTCAGGTTCCGCTATGAGGGTTACTACCGCCTTGGATTCAGGAACGAGCTCCTCTTCAAAGTTTTCAAGGGGAATGATCTTTTTTTGGGAAATGTATTTCTGTATCTGAGGGACTTCATCATCAAAAACGGTTACCCTGCCGACATTATACAATCCCTTATCAAATGTAACCGGCTTTAATACTTTAAAACTCCTTTTCACTTGTTACCTCCTCCTCTTCAGACGATTCTTTATGCTGCGTCTTGGAGTTTTTCTTGCGTGAACCGCTCTTCTTTTTAACCGGTGGTTCCTTCTCATCCTTTTCACCGCTGTCCATACTCAATTCAATTACTTCCGGTACTAAAACTTCCTCCGTTAACGCCCCGTCTTCTGAAACCGAAGGTTCGGCCGGAACGGCATCAACCTGAGGAAAATCTTGGATTGTGGTTTCGGGGATGATTTTTGGCGGTTCTTCCGAAGAAACCGAAACTGGCTCCTTTTTAAGCCAGCCTCTGTCTATAGCGTGTCTAACAAGTACAAGATCCGGGTCGACATCAACAACCCCATCCGGGGGAATAGTGACGTTCTGCACTGTCAGATGGATCCAGCCTTTAGAAACGTTACGTAGTTTCATGACATACCCCCTAAAGATACGGGCGGGAGGTTGAACTCCCGCCCATCAACATTATCCTTCTTTCAGTGTACAAGACGCTACTGCGTTCTTGTTTCCGATTCCCATGCCGATGTATTCCCATGCTTTATAGGTGATTACGTTGAATCTCTGTTCGACCCCGAATTTCAGCTCTTCTGTGAGGACGAAAGCATGTCCGAGATAAGGCTGGTCGGTGAAGCAGTAAAGTTTATTATCAGCTACGATGGTTGACTTGTTTGTTACTACCAGTCTCTTACCAAGGATCATCGGATAGGTATATCCGTTCTTTACAACCTCGCTCAAAAGGGGATCACCGAAGTCACTGTCATCCCATGCGAGAATGTCATTGTACACCGAGGTGTTGAACAGCACCGTGGTGCCCTTAAGCTCGTCGCCGTCAATCAGTTTGAACAAATTCGTGAAATCAGTCTTGCCAAATCCGGTTGTGAGAGCAGAATCTACATCTTTATCAGACTCTGTTATGGCAGCTGATACGAGACCCATGAATTTGGTGTCCTCAATCTCGGCGATGACATACTCGGTATTCTTTCTTATGAGGTCTGTTATAGGCATCTTATAGCTGAGGAGCTCTCCTTCTGTCACCTGATTTTCGTCGGAAGCTACGGAGAAGAAAGGTATCGTATATCTGTCCCCATAGATCCAGCGTACCTGGGATGACTGCCCAAGGAAGTCGACAGCGGCGGCCCCGCCATCGGGCTCAATATCCATGATCTTAACGAGACCGCGGTGGGAAGCTGATCTGTCACATTCCGCAGGGCTTATGGTGACGGGGGGAAGTATTTGTCTTGCAAAAGAGTCTTCCCTTATCTTCGTTCTCAGGTACAGGCTGGTTGCAAGCGCCACCTCTTCCCTGTCTTCAGCCGTCTTCAACATATCTACAAATCTAGCGTTTAAAATATCTGTGCTCATTGGCATATTCTTAGTCCCTCCTTATTAATGATTAACGGTTAGGCTTAAAGAAGGGCTACTCTTAAGCCGGTATTACTAGCTCCGTCGTTTATTACGGCTTCCACGATACCCACAGAATGGGCGTGGCTCTCACTGTTGAACGCCAGCAGCTTTCCATCCGTACCCACGGTTACTGTGTCTCCAGCTGCAGCCGAAGCGAGATATGTCGCATCTACCTTATCGGTTTCTATTCGCGTCCTGCCAAAAAGCAGCGTGTATGTACCTGCGGCCGCCACTGAAGGATCATTCTCGTCTGATACCACCAGATAGAACGGCCCCGTTCCTGCCGCTGAGGGGAGAGCTGCCTTATCGCTGGAAAGCGTTACGAACATACCTTTCTCTATGGTTTCATCGGTATCGCTGATAGCCTTTGAAAAAACCTGAACGTTATTAAATCCATGAAGCAGTTTGAATGCCATTACACTGCACCTCCAAATCTTTCAGTAAGTAGTTTCTCTACCTGATTTTCCTGCCCGCTAAGACCTTCCGGGATTCCCTCCAGGGTACCCACTTTTAAAAGGTCAAGCTTCGCTTCTTTACTAAACTCGACAGGCTTCTCTTCAGACGGTTCCTCTTCCTTAAGTTCCGCCGTTTTAGCCTGCTGTTGCTTCCTGTATTCCTCATATGCCCGAAGCTGTTCCTCGTAGAGCCTATCCTGTTGTTTCTGGGCGTTAGCCTGGTCTACAAAACTCTTCAACATAAAGGCTGTTAGCAAACTCGATCCCAAAGCGTTGGCTACCCAGACGGCAGATTTGCCATAATCAGTAACTTTAGCCATCGCTTTCTTTAAGGGAGTATCAGTTTTAGCTGGGACTAAAACCGTTCCACTCTTCGGTACATATTTCTTATAGGTCAACTTGCCTGGAGACGACCCTGGTTTACTTTTCTGGGCAGACCCCTCTCCGCCCTTTTCAACCATGTCAACTAAAAGGTCATACGAAGCCCCTTTAGCTACCTTTTCCATCCCAGGCAATTTTTTAAGCACTGCCAATCCCATTCGGCTTATAGGGGTTCCAAAACCTGACATGGGCATTCCCCCCTTTCACCGTTTACTTACTGTCCTGCCACTGCATTAGACACTGCCGGATTAGGTACTCCGACAATCTGTTTCATAGCGCCCTCTATAATGTTCGCCACTTCCGGATCCTGTGTAACCTCAAGAAGCTCTTCCTTAGACATGCCAGACGCCAACTGAACGATCTGGGCAGGTGTCATACTCTTAAGTGCTATCAGGAGCTGTGCAGTATCCACAATCTCATCTATCTGGGGCTGTGTGGCGATCTGCTGTGGAGCTACAGCCTGCGAGTCCACACCCTGGGCTGTCGGTGCCAGTGTCGGATGGGGGGCGTCGACCGTTCCGGGAGCCGCTACTGTAGGTGCCATCGCAGGCGGAACTGCCGCCGGTTCGGGTACTGCCTCAGCTTCAGCCAGCTTCTGCATCTGTTCCTGCAGACCATCAGCAAACCCAACCCCGAAGGTCTTTCCGAGATTGTAAATTTCCAGAGTTTCTGCGATCTTATTTATATCCGCTTTCTTCTCCATGGGTGCACTGGCAGTCTTCTCGATCTCGCCACTGTCCCCCATCTGCTTTATAAGATCCTCAACTGTGTAGCCTCTTTTTGTTTTCATACTTTTGCTACCTCCTCGCATTTTTTGGTTTGTACGTTAAGAAGGTTTTTAACGTATTTCTGCTTCTGGGCCAGATAAGGGCTGCCAACCCCGCTCCTATCATGTTTGGATGTTTTCCTATCACATCTAAACCTGCAGACGGGCGCTCTCCCCTCTCCAGCTTATCTACATTTTTCTTTCTAGCCATTGCCCCTACGATATGCCCTCCCATAAATCCGGTTAAGGTGCTCCCCAGAAAATTGGCGGCGGTTTTACTGAACGAAACATTTGCCAGAGGATCGCTGTTCTGCACCTTCGCCTGTTCGCCCAGTGCCTGCAGGTACATTTCATAAGGGGTAAGCTGTTTTTGTTCCTGTTTCGTAGTAAGCAGCGGTATTCCAAGTTTTGACAGGAGTGCCAGCATTAACAGGGAGCCTGCATCAAGCATAGCGGCTTCTTTTATAAACACTTCTGGAAGACCGTCTCTGTAAATTTCATAAACCCTGCACACCGGTTCCGAAACACCGCCGATTTTTAACATCGGTATTCCCTCCGTTCCCAACCTGTAGATGACGAAGGGATAGTG